CCTGTTGGTTGGCTTTCGCACCACCAACTCTACTCGGGCGTCGGAGCCGACATTGTCATGGAATCAATTACACTCATTGACCGGGGCGTGGGCGTGCCACTCTGCAAGCAGCCCAGTCTGGTTCTCGGAACGCTTTGCGCTATCTTGATATCGCCTATCGCTCGTTATGAGTTCTTCGTGCAACTCGCGAGTGAACCTTACTCCGAAGGTGTTTTACGCATTACTCGCCAACCTGTGTCGTTGAAAGGCACGTCACGCAGTTCTCCCACAGTGCAACGATTACTAGGAAAGCAGTACCGAACGAGGTACCGGTTCACTAACCCCCATTGCGTGGTCTAAGGTGTGGGTGCTACAACATCCACGCGATGGTATTTTACTTGACGCCTATTCTTGCTATATTATCCTGTTAATATAAAGTATCAAGCTAAGGTTCGCACGAGCCATGTCTGAACGTGATCTTCAAAACGCACTCAACTCTATGCGGCAGGAGTTGAACGAAAAGGTTGGGCGAAGAGACCTTTTGAATATGCGGATTATGCACCTTGAGAAGAATATCAAGGGGCTGCGCGCTTTGCTTATCCAGGAGAGATTGACATCCCTCCGGGAGAAACAGGGGCAGACGCTCGTGATTGGGATCACGGAAGCCATCCGTACCGTCATGCGTGCCGAGAAGAAGCCCATGACGGCTGCTGAAGTTAAGACGCGCCTGACAGAGGAGGGATTTGACCTCGAGCGATTCAGGAACTCGGCAGCAGTCATTCACAACACTATGGCGAGGATGGCAAAGGCCGATGAGCTTAAGATCGACCGAAGGACAAAACGCTATTGCTTTCCAGAGACAGAGGAATGATTTTGAGGCGAAATTGCGAAGTGCCCGGTTCCGCACCAGCGCATGTTACTGAACAAGTACCGGCATCATAAATCGTTTGCAAATGCTGGCGAATGGAAGGAGAATGTGGCCGCAATAGCGCGCTTCGCCTGCGCTGACAACCTTCCCCCAAAAAATCAGTTAGACGTATAGCGCGTCTGTCTAAGGCGGAAAGGCGGCATGGCCTTCCACGGTGCGCAGCTAGAAAGTGCTCCTCACCGTTGAGCGGCGTGCTGAGATTTTGCGACGGAGAGTTTCGCAATGGATGCGATTGAACGCAGATTACGGCAATTGGAACAACAGAAGGCTCGTGAGGAGGACGCCCGGCGAAGATGGAACTCGGGCTTTTCTCCTTGGGTCCTGAAGGCGATGCACGACCCTCTGATCTGGATCACGCTTCATACGAAAACTTATAACGAGCATTTTGAAAAAGAGGGGCGGCCCTCTCCGATGGAACCGTTCCCTCAGTACGAATACTTCAAGCATGGCGTCGAGATTATGGACTTGGCGCGCATCACATTGTGGGAAAAGTCTCGCGATATGATGCTGTCTTGGCTGTGCGTCGCATACCTCGAACGCTTTGCGATGACAATGCCCTCGTGCGGAATTCTCTTTCAGACGCAGACGGTAGATAAAGCAGCCCAGCTTGTTAAATACGGCAAAACCCTCTGGACCAACTCCGACCCCCGTATCAGAGAGGAAATCCCACTCGCAAAGCCGATGGCGCGGCAGTCCAGATTCGAACTTCTTTTCGCCAATGGAAGCTACATCATCGGCATCCCTGGCGGGGCTAATCAAATCCGCTCCTATCATCCCTTCGGATATCTCAACGATGAATCGAGCTTCCAGCCCGACGCGGGCGAATGCTACGCCGAGTCACTGGCTGCGGTGAGTGGAAAGATCATTTTCAACTCTTCGGCCGGACCAGGCTGGTACTCGGATTTCCGGCACGATATCGTGCGAAATAAGGAGGAGTAATGACGCGTGCACAAGAGATTGCTGACCGGCTGAAAACTCTGCCAGCGCAAACCTCGCTGGAGGTCATGCGCGGCTTGACGCTAAGAAAGACTGCCAATGGCGTTAATGTGGCTAGGCTTGACTATTCGGCCCACCCCGATCGCGATCCCCGACTCCGCCCTGAATGGAAAAGAGCGGAGCGTAAAGCATATCCTTCGCAGGCTGCGTGGGACCGCGAGCAGGAAATTGTGGACGAAGCGGGCGGCGGCGAGCGCGTGTTTGCCGACACGCTGCTCAGTTACTGGAACAAGATCGTCATCGAAGATCCGGAGGAGATTGCCGACATCGTGGAGAGATGCCGGGGGTGGGAAGTGGGCGGGGGCTTCGATCACGGCAAGACCAACCCAACGTGCCTATTGCGCGCCTATGTCGATTTCGACGGCACGATCATCATCGCTGGCGAGTACTACATGCCCGGCCTGGAGATCTGGCAGCACGCCCCGAAGATCAAGGGCATGTACGACTTTGAGCGGATGGAGACAGGCTCGCTGGGCATCCAATCCGACCGCAGCATCTTTCCCATGACCCAGCAGCAGGAGCAGCGCCCAGGCCACGCGCCTGAGCGCGCCAAGTCCTACGCCGACCTCTACCGCGAGCAGGACATAACCAATCTCGTCCCCTTCGGCGGCGGCGACGCTTCCGACGTAAGCTTCGCGCTGAGGCTGCATTCCCACTGGTCGGATTTGGAACACCGCGCACCCTCGGTGCGGATCATCTGCCCCAAAGGGCTCTACGCGGACAAGCCCCAGCCGGGACTCAATAGCTGGGGCTGTCCGAACCTGCTGTGGGAACTGATGGTCGCGCGCCGGGCCAAACTGACGGCCCAGCAGCTTCTCAGCCGCAATACGTCCGAAGCCATCATCGACAAAGACAACCATGCGCGCGACGCCATGAAGTACTTCCTGATGATGCAGCCCGAGCCCACGCGGAAATCATTGGAGCGGCGCCTCGGGGAGGAAGTGCAGACGTTTATGGAGAGTGCGCAGAAGCAGGGCCTATCGGCGGACGACGCTGCCACGAACGTGATGCTGCGGTACACGAAGATGACGCACGAGGTGCAGGAGGAAGATAAACCCACCACCTTCTACTACGGGGGAAGTGCACGCCGCCGGATCAAGATGATCCAGCGAGGAATAGATCGCCGCTACCGTGAGGGCCGGCGCTAGAGAGCGCGACCCAGGTGACGACTCTGAATGAGGTCTGGCAGGTCTGCAGAAATGAATGTTGAAAAGGAGGAAATGTGAAAAAAGCGCGCCACCATAGTCAATGCCGAGCCAAGACGAAGGACGGAAAGCCCTGCCGCGCGGCGGCGAGGGCGAATGGTTTGTGCCTGTTTCACGGCGATCCGAACCTGGCATCGGAGCTGGGACGGAAGGGCGGCCGGAGCAAGCGGCAGGTCTCTGCGGAGACAGCCGATCCGCTGCCCTCTCTCGATACGATGAAGTCGGTGCACGAGATGAACAAGCGATTGTTCGACGAGGTCTACTCCGGAGAAACGTCACGAAGCGACGCGAGCACGCTCGTCCGGATTTTGAAATCGATCACGGATTCGATCCGGTTCACAGACCATGAACAGCGCCTGATCAAGCTGGAAGAGGCGCGCGCCCAATCGGAGAATGGTTCCGGCGGCCCCGACGGTGGGGCGCCCGTCTGAACGGGATAACGCGGAGAATGGTTTCAATGATTTGCTCGGACTTCTTTGAACGCATCATGCATAAATGCCAGAGAGCGGGTTCGCCCTCAGCGGATCACTTCGGAGTCGCTTCCGACGAGGGGGCCAGCCGAGCGGTCCAAGCCACTAAACCGTCAGGCTTTGAATGTGGCTTGATTCCGAGGAAATCATGGCTTGAGACGGCTCAAGCCGTCACATTACTACAAGCCATCCTCAATTTTCATCTTTTTTTTGGAAACGAGTGGCGGCGATGCGTGCGCCCTCGTTGTCGGCGGTACTGATCTAATCCGTTGTCGCTAATCTTTCTTGGCGGTCCGCCGATTCGAGGGCTCCGAATACTGGCCTGCCATTGCCCTGAGTTGCTCAGAATGCTCATGGAGCGCCTTCTGTAATTCTTGGAGGATTTCCTCAAGTTCGGGAGATACGGGAGTTTCTACTGCTTTCGCGCAGAGTTCCTTGATCCGATCATTTAACCGCTTACGCATTTGCACTGCTCGAAGTTTCTCAGCTGCCAGTAGATCGCGCATCGTCCAGATCGTGCTCGTAATTCCAGCCGCCATGCAGGGCGTCATTCTGACTGCCGAGTTCATTCTGACAAAGTTATACCATGCAAGCGCGGCGGCTCCCCGGTCGGCGGGGGGGCATAACCCGAAAAGCCCGGAACGCCGATTCCGATCAGCACATTGTAGGCGGGCAAAATGATGTTGTATATAGTTGGGTTTAGACCGTCCCGGCTGAATTTGCGCGCGCACTAAAGATCAGCCAGGGCCGGCTTTCAAGATGCAGGGAAGGCGCGAAATTGGCGCAGAGATACTTCTTCGATTCGCGCGCAGATCAGGAAAAACTATCGAGTGGTTGCTGACCGGAAAGGACAGCGTGTAGCAGAAAGCTCGTTAACCGCGTGGTGCCCAGGCTGCAAATTGCATTCCCC